GTTAGCCAACAGTTCGGTGTAACTAATACAACAGACCAACCAATTACTAATCAGCAACATACTGATAATATTAATTGGAAAGCACTTTATAAAGTTCTTGAATCTGAAGTTGAAACTATTGTTCTTGACCCTAACTGTCCAAGTTATGTCAAGGAGTGGGGTCAACGAATTATGCAGAAACTAGCTGAACACTTACCACGAAGGTAAGTTTACCCTCGAGGGCTGGTACGAAGGGCGGTTAATCCGCCCTTTTTTTATGTCCAATCACCTGCTGCCCAGAAAATTTGAGGATGCAGCGACGCTGCTACTGGAGTTCACCAGTCAGGTTATCACCATCACTAAAACAACATTAGGTACTTAAAACAGTTGACGATACTAGATATTGTGTCTGTCGACCCCCACCACACCCAATTTGACCGATTGCTGTGCAGTGTGTGTAAAGTGTAAGTTTTACACAAACAGAGATTATGATATAACTTTTTTATGATTCAAGACA